GTATGCAGACATGCTACAAAAAGCGAATAATGGCAATGCTAATGGAATGGGTGACTTAGATACTGGCACTCTAAAACCAGAAGATGTTAGATCTGCTATTGAAGCACTTGGCGGTGATCCAGATGCTCCACTCAATACACCAACTATTACAGGACCGCAGGCAAAGGGACCTCTTGGTGATCTATTAGCAACATCAGCTCAAGTTGATGCTCAATTAAGAGCACAACAACTACAACCGATGGCATTTACACTACCACAGTTGGCGCAACCTTCAGATTCTAATAATGGTCAGCAAGGATTTGCTTTTGGATTAGCAACTGCTGGTTCTTCTGGTATGGGAACCGATCCATTCTCTAGTCTTGGTCTCATGGCTCTTAAATAATCATGGAAATATCAAACCCCACTGACTTTGCGCTAACAAAAGTCGTCATTTATCCAAATGGCGGAAAACCAGCACGTCCCATTACTCCTCTGGTTAATAGTTTTGAATATGTAGAGAATATCACGCATCCATTTTTATCAGCAAAAATGGAAGTAGTTGATAGTGCTGGACTTCTCTCAGGACTCCCAATTCAGGGTGGTGAAAAAGTAGTAATTGAAGTTGATGCTAAAGCATTCAAAACAAAAGTAGAGTATGAATTTGTTATCTGGACTATTCAAAATAGATTTGCTAGGCAGCAAAAGCAATCATATAATATTGGTCTAGTTTCAGCAGAAGCATTGATAAATGAGGTTACCAGAGTAAATAGACCACTTTCTGGAAATCCTGAAAGCATTGTAAAAGATCTTCTTTCTAATGTACTAAAAGCACCTAAGGAGGTGTATTCTGAACCATCTAAGTTTGAAACTAAGATAATTGCCAATAGAAAAAGACCATTTGATCTTATTGCTGACCTTTCTGTAAAGAGTGTTTCACCACAGACAAATTACACATCAACTAATTCTGGTAATACAAATCAGTCAGAGCAACAGGTTAAGGGATCTGGTGGATTTTTCTTCTGGGAATCAAAGAGAGGGTATAATTTCTTTGCTGTTGATTCTTTGTGTGCTGATGAAAATAGTAAATTAAAATCAGAAAAACTTGACTCACCATCTTGGGGAGAATACGTAGAAAGACTGGGAAATCAAGAGGGTGGTGATACTAGATTTCAAATTTTAGAGTCTAATTTTGAGTCTGAAATTAACTTGCTTTCTTCATTGCGTAAAGGTAAGTATTCTAGTATGCTAGTGTTCTTCAATCACTCTACTGGGCAGTATGAAGAATATGTTTATAAGATCAAAGATAGTTATGACAATATGGCACATCTTGGAGGACAAGAGGGGATTACGTTGATTCCCTCAAATCAGATTGAATTATCTGACTATCCAAGTAGAATCATGTCTGTATTCTTAGATCATGAATCATGGTATAACGGAGCAAAACCTGCCTCACCAGATCCAAAAGATGGGGCAACAGATCCAACTAAGTTTGCTGATTGGCAAAAGTTTTATGCGGCACAATCTTTAGCAAGATATCAGTTGCTACAAAATCAATTATGTACTATCGTAATTCCTGGCAATCCAGAGATTTGCGCTGGAGACAAAATTGACATTCGATTAGTAAACAAAGTTGGGACAATAGATGGAAGAAAAGATCCATTCGACCCAGAAAGTAGTGGTGTGTATTTAATTTCAGAAGTAGCACATTTTTATGATACTGGAAAAGGTCCAGGTGGAAAATTCACAACTACTCTCAGACTAATGAGAGATTCATATGGTCTAAAGGATAGACCGTCAAATCACGGCACTAAATAATCAAAGGAGGTACTACACATGGACAGCATCGAACAGCATATCGAAAAGGATAAAGAGATTCTCCAGAATCCTCTAACATCACCGCAGCAGCGTCGTCACATTGAAGGCGAACTGCATGATCTAGAAGAATATGTTGAGCATCATAAGAAAGAGATTGAGGCAGGAGATCATCACGATCCAACACCACTCGAACTCTATTGTGATCAAGAACCAGGAGCACCAGAGTGTAAGTTGCATGACAACTAATTAGTATGGATCAAATATTATCACAGTTAATCCCAACTCAACGTGTTGGATCCGATGGATTTAACTGGTGGGTAGGACAAGTCGAAGGAACTGCCGCTGACGAAAAGAATAACAAAGGCGGATACCGTTTTAAGGTTCGTATTGTAGGAGATCATCCTAAAAGTAAGGAGATCCTTGATACGAAAGACTTGCCATGGGCAAATGTGATGATGCCAGTCAACGTACCCTTCATGCCTGGTAATGTTGGTGGAGCACATCCTCAACTTATCAAGGGATGTTGGGTCGTTGGTTTTTATCTAGACAATGATAAACAGAAACCCATCATTATGGGTTCTATTGGTCAAACTCCTGGCGCTACAACTGTCTCTAAAAGTGAAAGACCAGGAGATACAGAATCTTTCCAAACATACAATAATACTGCTGGAGCTCAGGTAAATCCAGCAACTGATGGACAACCAGCACCAGAAAATCCAGAAGGTGGTGAGGGAGAAACTAATAAAACTACTGGTGCTTTAGAAGATGGCACAACAAATGGTGATGGAGAACCAAGAGTTCCACCAGCGGGTAGAAAGCATGGTGGTGAAAAAGATGAGAAGTGGTGTCAGACAGTAGCAGAAAAGTGTGATAATGAAGATATCAAGACAAAGACTACCATTCTCTTAGGAGAGTTTCTTGCTGAAGTACAAAGAAACGGTGGTAATATTGGAACATACTTGGTTAGTCCTGTCAATGGAACTATCAATGATGGTGTTAATATTGCCAGAAAATATGTTAATAAATTCCAATTAGTTATTAGTGAGTTTACGGCGAGAGTAAAGGGATTTATTATTGAAAAACTACAAAACGGTGTCAAAGATCTTATTAACGCACTAATATATCCATCCGAGGAGGGAAATGTTTTAACTCCTGTTACGGAGTGGTTCAATAACATATTAAAAGATCTTGGATGTCAGATGGCAGATCTTGGAGATCGTCTGGCAAAGTGGTTGACCAATGTATTGATGAGTTATGTCAATCAAATTTATCGTGCTGCAGCATGTCAAGTTGATGCTCTAGTCAATGGTATTTTATCAAAGATGAATTCTTTGATGGAGGACATTTTAGGCAAGGTATTGGGTCCAATTCAGGCTATCTTGGGAGCAATTGCTGGACCACTTAATATTCTTGGTGGAGCGATTAATTTTGTATTGAATCTTTTGGGAATTTCTTGTTCTGGTCCCAACAACGAATGTGCTAAGTATAAAGCAGTTTGTACTGACGGCGAGAAGAAAAAAGAAGATGAAGATGAGAAAGATTTTCTTGATAACTTATTAGGTAGTATTGACAATCTATTCCCTGCTACTGGTGCCGATTATACTCAGTATGTTTGTGATGAGGCATATACAGGAGCACCGTTAGCAATTACTACTGTTGGATTTACTGGTGGTGTTCCTAGAGATGGCACTAGAACTGGAACACCAACAACAAAACAACAAAAGATCACGTATAGTATATCTGACGTTACGGTAACTGAAGGTGAGCAAGCACAATTCGTAGTTACTAGAACTGGATATTTGGAAGTTGCATCTTCTGTTACCTTTAAGACACTTAAAAAAGGTACAGCTACCCAAGATGTAGATTATCTGCCATTAGAGGGTATTCTGGGTTTTGCTCCTACCGAAAAAGAAAAAACAATCTTCGTTGATACTTTATACTCGGATGAAAGAGAACCAGATGAAGATTTTTATATTAGATTAAAGAGAAATTCTCCTTCAGATGGCAGTGGCGTATCAACTCGTTTTGTCAAAAGTGTCGGTAAATGTACAATTACTGAGAAAAACGTTAAAGAACCATATAATCCATACAATCCAAAACCAGAAAATCCAATTTCTGAAATTCCCAACACTTTCCCACCAGATGAAATAGATGTTCCTACCGATCCTGAGGAATATCCAGATGGAGTTGATGTACCAGATTCCGTAACAAATACAAAATCATATTCTGTAATTGCTAATAGAACTTCCTGTCCAGAGGGTGAGTTTATTGTATACTATATTACTACAACTAATGTTGAAAATGGAACTATTTTATACTATTCATTGACAGGAAATGGTATTACTGCGGATGATATCATTGGTGGTAATATAACAGGACAGTGTGTCATCAACAATAATTCTTCTGAAGTAACAGTAGGAATAGAAGAAGATGGAGTAGTTGAGGAAGAAGAGGTTTTACGCTTTACTTTGAATGGCACTGGTGCTGCTACAGATGTTCTCATTACAACAACTGATGGTGGTGATGGTAATGATGATTTGGGAGACTTTGATGAGGGAGAGGGTGAAACTCCTGAGAATCAGTTTGACGACTTTAAACCACCTACTGTTGATCCTGGTAAAGTTATTACTGATCCAGGTGGCGGTATTATAGAGATTCCTATTGAAGATCCTGGTGATCCTTGGGAAGAACCACCTTATGTTTGGATTGGTGGTGAAGGTATTGGCGCTACAGCAACTCCTCTGCTTGATCAAAACGGATTTATCACGGAGATTCGTATCAAGTCTTCTGGATATGGATATAAGTTAAATCTTCCAAATGACGTTGGGGTACGTTGTATCATAGATTCATTCACTATCTTAAGTCCTGGTATTGGATATAAAGAGACACCAGATATGTACGTTGATGGTGAACTTGGTGTCGCAGAAGCAATCATCAATGAAGATGGATTTGTTATTGGTGCAAGAACTTTGAATAGAGAACTTACATTCTCTGAGTTTCCTGAGATTGTAATTGTTGGTGGTGGTGGATATGGTGCTAGACTATTGCCATCTCTAGCATGTCTAGATACTGAAGCACTTACTACCATTGGTGCTACTAAGATTGGAACTGGTCGTTACGTTGATTGCCCATAATGCCACACGCTGTACCTGCTAATGGATACCCTACTGGTATCTTCAAACAAACAACACCAGATGAAGTTCAGCAACTTGATCGTGGTCCTAGATTTAATACTGCTTTCAAAGGTGTTCTGACCCGCTCAGAGATCTATGAGAGGATGTATCCTGATGGTCAAACAGCAACATTGAGGATTGATGGACCAGCAAGTAATGCTGGATTCATGGCACTCCAATCTGGCGGATCAATTATGATTGTCACTGGAGAAAAAAATGTAGAGAAGGGTCCTGGTAGTGGAAAACTGTGTATTCACACACATGGACAACAACAAAAACACGAGCAGAGAACTGATATTGAATATAGTGCTGGTGATGATGAAGAAAAGCAAGCATTGAATATGATTGCCTATGGTGATGTTGTAGAGCAAGCAATTGGCAGTACACGTCACATTAGAGCACAGAAAATTGTTATCTCGGCATCTGAAGAATTGTTCTTAATTGGTAAGTCACAAGTATTCATTCAAGCAGGATCTAATGGTGGTGGCACTATTACTATGAATGCTGGAAGTATTGAACAGGTTTCTAATAACTCTAAAGAAACTGTTTTGGGACAGAAAATGGTCTTTGGTGCTGCTGAAGATACAAAGGTAAACTTTGACCCGAGAGCATCAATCAATGCTATTTCTCCTGGTCATGTCAATCATAAGATTCTTGGAGACTACAAATTGTGGGTAGGTGGTGTAGAGCAGCATATCGTTGCTGGTGGTCCAGCAGCTCCACCACTTGTCAAAGATAGATTGAATAGTTATTCTGTGAAGACACTGCTAGGGAATTCTGAGATTCAGAGTGTCGCTGGCAACACGAGTCTCAAGGGACTATTAATTTTACTTAACTGATTGATCGGAAATCCGTATCGTAAACTGGCACAAGGGGGGTTGTTTTTTCCTGGCAACCCTGATAAATTGTATTCATGCGATGGGGGTTTAACCTCATCCACCATCTGCGGGTATCCACTCCGCAAGTAAACACACAAAAGGAAAACAAAAATGATCAAAACTGCTTTTGCTGCTGCCGCAGCTG